CAAAGACTTAACGTCCTTTGACTGGAATACTTCCCCAAACGGTCTGACCGACAAAATTAATTTGCATACCGCAGGGGTATTGGAAGTAGTTCCATTCGATATATCGTACTGAAGCATATACGCTGTGTGATTCGCAGGTACTGTCCAGAGAGCCATAAAACTCTGGTTTGAACCAGTAATTCCATTAATGCTTGCGTATACATTTGCAGGAACCCCTGTCGTGACCGTGCCTGTACCCGCGTAAATAACCCCAGCATTTGCGCCCCCTGAACCCGCAGAGCGAACAATGAGTCGATTAATTCTCAAAAACGATTGTGTTGTGTTGACTGCGGTTTGCCCGTTCAGGGTTACGATTTCGTTTATTTCGTTATAATCACCATCAAGGCCATACAACTGAACCGTCCTTGCTCCAGTTCCAGCAGAAGTATCATCTGTCGAGGAACTAGAAACTTTAAGGACGGTTGCGGAAGTTAAATAACTATAAAGGCCACCCTCAGACCATACTGTTTCTAAGCTATCAGAAACTTCAGCATTATTACCAAACTTAAAAAGCGGGAAATGCCAAGCTACTTGCCCTCTAGCAATCTGAAGCTCGAAAGGCTCGGTAGTGCCTACGCGACTGATTGATGAAATTTCTCTGCTCATAATCTAATCCCACGTCTTTGTGTTGGCTGGCACTCGTTTCGGTATACAGTAAGCCGTTATGTTTTCTTGCATCTGGTAGCGGTTGTTTATCTTAGTCTTGCCGGTACTGACGTAGTACGCAAACGTGTTACATCGGGTAACGTCTCGAAAGTAAAACTGATCTGCTATCGGCTCACCGTTTATCACTACTACTAGCAGAAACGCCATCATTACCTTGTTAACCAACCTAGCAACAGTGCCAGTGTCATCGGTAAAAGAAAAATTATTACGCCGACTACCGCTGCAATTTCTTTAACTTCTTTCCAAAACTGTTTCTTTCGCGCTGCTGCTTTAGCTAACTCTAGTTGTTTAGCCTTCCTAGCTTCCGCCATAGCAGTCATAGCTTCTTGGTATAACTGTCCGTTCCCAGAGACGGTAAACAGATCCTTGATTTCCTTCATGGTTTCTTGGATCTGCTTCTTTGCCAACGCCGCTTTCACAGCATCAGCCTCTGACAGCTTGCCCTCGTTCTGAGCGCGTTGTAGCTCTACTTCGGCACCGCCTAACGAAGACAGAAAGCCAGAGATCGACTGGATGTCATTGGTCGTTTCAGCGACCCGCTTGATCGCACTGGTAGCCGCATTTACGCCAGCTACAATCGCAGCGATCTCGCCAATCACGTTCAGCCGCCCATAAACTGTGGCAGAGCCACCGCGACAATCACCGTCACATAAACGCCCCAGATCATCATTTCAAGTCGGTCAAACCGTTTGCTACCAGAGTCGAGACGCTTTTCGATACCCTCATACCGAATGGCGCATTCACGCTCATGCGCTTCAATTTGCGCTATGGCTTTCTCAGTCGGCGTCATTTGTCTTTTGCCTTACCGATGTTGATAGCGAGCAGATCAATGAAGCGATACAGCTTCGCAATCCACTCATCATCTTTCGGTGTCGGGGTGATTGCAGCAATTAACGATGCGATTGTGACAATCGTCGTGACCGTGGTAACTAGAGTAAGCAAGTCCATTACTGCACCACTTCTGCTTCTGGCTCTTCATCTTCAGCAGGCTTAACTGCATTGACGATAGCGTCACCGTAAGCATTCAGCACAACTTGACGCTCGTTGATCTGCATTTGCAAACGTGCGATTTCTTGGCGAATCTCAGCGACACGGGCAACGTGCATCTGGGTCTCGACGGTCAGATCTGACACGTTATGCTCTTCATTGTCGATAGTAATTGTTTGTTGTTCGCTCATTACCAAGGTACTCCGTCAGCAGTTGTAGGGTTCTTCTGCTCATTAATGTTAGCAGTCAGCGCAGCTTCAATAGCCTCAACGTCTAACTCACCCTGACACCAGCCAATGACATCAGCTTCCGTTAGGTCATCGTATGCAATGTAATCAGGGGAGGAGGGGTCTGGGGTAAACCCACAAGTTCCGTAGGATGAAGCAGTGTAAGTCACAGCGTCATCTCCAGTACCCACAGTTTCTTCTTCAGTGACCCGCCAGTGGGCAACGATAACGCCTCCCGCTAGGTCGCCTTGCAAGTCTCGTTCTAAAGTTGCAATAGTCCATGTAGCCATTAGTTTTCTCCTAGTTAAATTGCTGAGATGATGAAAGCGAGAAGTTCAGAGTAGCGCACACCTAAGCGTGTCTGCTCGTTACCATCGTCATCAGTCCATGTGCTTGATATAAACATTGCATAGCGTCCAGCGTCTAAGCCTTCTGCCTCAAATGCTGCTTGTAGGTCTTGTGCAATAATGCCAAAGTGAATACGTGCGTCGTCACCGTTTTCTTCTACGCTGCTAATCCAGCGGAACTTGCGTAGCAAGCCTTTAGCTGCTACAGCCACACGCTGCTCTGCATCAGACAGGACTTCAATGTCTTGCTTCTCGTTGCGGTCAGAGGTTTGGATTGTGCCATTGGTGGCGTAGATGTCTTTGAAGCGGTTGTTTGAAAGACCTAAATCAATAGCACCGTCTCTAGCAGCTCCAGCAGTCCCTCTTGGAATAATCGCGTCATTGCCATCTGCGAAACGTATCGTTGTGTCGCCAGTGCCAATGTAAAGGTCGTCACTGCCTGTACCAATACTACCGACTTCTGTGCCTGACTTTCGGAACTGCTGAATCGTTCCATCACTTGTATTTCTATTAATTATTAAGCCAATAGTATTGTCAGCACTAATCGCAGACTCACCGCTTTTCAAAGCAATGCCAGACCCAGTTGAATTAAACGCAGGCGTTGTAGAAGTAGTCCCCACCAAAAGATTGCCAGAGGCATTAAACCTAGCGTACTCACTTTCTGTTGTTCCGTTGTCTCCACTAAACTTAATAACGCCGTTAGATGTGTTATTCCTAGACTTAATTACTATCGCATCACTAACTTGGCGTATGTCTCCTATAGTGTTTGTCCCGTCTGTATCAGTGAGCGTGACACGAGGAACAGCCGCGTTTATTAAAACAGAGCCTGACAGGTAAAGGTCTTTGAAGCGTATATTAGATATACCTAAATCAATAGCCGCATCTCTAGAAACGCCAGCAGAGCCAACGGGGATAATTGCATCAGATTGGTCATACATTCGTATGCCAGTGTCACCTGTTTCTAAATAAACATCGCTGCCTCTAGTACCAATACTACCGACTGCGGAGCCGTCTTTGCTGAAGGTAACTAAAGACCCATCATCAGTTTTGCGGTTTATCTCGACGACATTAGCTGAGTCTCGTGTAAGCCTTGTGCGACCACTAGAAGCTACTTCAAAGCCTGCTGTGTTTAATCCAGAAGAAGTCTTCCCAACCAACAAGTTGCCGCTTGCATCGAGGCGCATGGCTTCGGAGCCGCCCGGCAAAAACGCTAAGTCAGAAGATGCTTTTACTTCACCAACAGTGTTGTTTACCTTTAAGTCTAAAGCGTAGTTATTGCTTGTATTTTGTAAACGTATTTCTGGAGCCGATGCACCCATAACGTGTAGTTCTTTACTTGGACTGGTAGTACCAATACCGACATTCCCGGTTGAATCGATGTATGCAGCGTCAGTGCCTCCAACAGCAAAACTTAAAGCACCAGTGCCAGAAGTAGAATTAAGCTGATACCCAGCGTTAATGTTAGCGCCTACGTCAAAGCTACTTATTTGAAGATTGCGATTAGATGCGCCGCCTCTAAAATTCGCAACAAGGCCGGTAGATGCCGCTCTTGCATCAAAAAGAGCGGTAGGACTGCTAGTACCAATACCGACCTGTCCGCTAGAGTCAATGCGCATGCGTTCTGCGGCGTTTGTTGCAAATTGCATACTGTTGTTTGTATGGTCATATAAAAAATAACCTACATTTGCATCAGCGGCGTCACCAAAAAATATGTGATTGTATGAAGCATTTAACATTTGTATATCAGCAGAACCTTCTGACCCTGCTTCAATAGTTAAAGTTGCTTTTCTATTTGCATTTTGCGGTGCGCGTACATTAGTACCATCAAATAAGTGCAAACCGCTTTCTGGACTGCTAGTACCAATACCGACGAAGCCGCTTGAGTCGATGCGCATGGCTTCTGCTGGCGTAGCGCCTGATGCAGATGTAGCAAAGATTAGGTCGTGGTCGTTACCTGCGCTTTGAACCTCTGCTTCTATGTAGGTTCCACGAGTTGTTGCATTGGTTCCTGACATCCAAAGACGTGCGGCTGTGCTTGTAGTACCGCTTGGATTGACCAAACTCAGTAATTGCTTTGATGCTCCTGCTGACGCTGTTGCGTTTGAACCAATGTCAACATTGCCGCTTGAGTCGATGCGCATGGCTTCTGTGCCGTTAGCACTAAACGCCATAAAATTAGAAGCGTGGTTGTAGCCAATTTTACCTACGTTTACAGACTCGTCATCGCCAAAGAATATTTGAGATGCGCCGTTTGCAGAGTCAATTAACAAGTTGCAATCACCAGAGCTTTGTCTTAGATGAAGCTCTTGTGACGGACTGCTAGTACCAATCCCGACGTTGCCACCGTTAGAAATACGCATGCGTTCTATGCCAGCATTCTGAAATACAAAATTATTTGAATCGTTTATTAAAGCATGTTGAGTTGTGCCATTATTTAAATAAAATACTGGATTTCCGCTAGAATCAATGCTTCTTATGCCACCCGCAACGTCAAGAGGTGTTCCCGGACTGCTAGTGCCAATACCGACGCGATTATTAGCTGCGTCAACAACAAGCGTGTCAGTATCAACAGTCAAACCATCAGCAGTCACAGTACCCGTTACGTCTATGCCTGTGGAGGTGGTGGCTATTTTGGCTGCGTTGTTATGGAAAAGGGTTACCGCACCGCCAGTCGTAGCTACTATTTTGTTTGCATTGTTTGCGGCATTATTTATTTCAAGGTTATCTGCGGCAAGAATAAGGTTGCCAGCACCTGATTCAGCAATAATTGAATGATTGCCCGTTGGCGTATGATAAATCTGTAGGTCGCTGCCACTGCCAAAAATAGCCTTCGCGTTGTCGGCAAACTCAAGCGCAGAGTCGGAACTATCAAAAACGATGTTCGCTGAAGCGCCTGTAAAAGTGACATCATCGCCAGACGAAATCACCATGCTTGTGCCGCCAGTGGTGTTACCTGCAACCAGAACTTCCGCCAACGTATCCGTCACACCAGGGTCAACCCCAGCCATAGCGTCAACTACCGCCGCACCAGATCCTGCGCCGTCTAAATAAACAATCGCAGTTTTGCCCGTCGCAATCGTCACATTCGCGCCAGAGCCTTGGCTGATAGCGATAGACTGAGAGCCGCTGGTCGCATTCTCGATGAACATCACGCGAGAAACGGTGTTTGGCGCAATGGTAAGAGTTCTAGTAGCCGTCAGACTGACTGCGGATGTGACCTTGAAATACATGGCGCGAGCGGGATCAGAAACACCGTCGCCAACCGTGGTGGTGGCGTCTGCATCTGAACCAAAAGACTGTTCAGTCGCGTATCCAAGAGCTTCACCAATCAGTTCTAGGTTGGTGTTTGTGGTCGTGCCCCATGTCCCGGAGCCTTCCCCAGTGGCCAATTCGGACAAGCGAAGGTCATTAACGTAACTTACCATTTGATCACCTGTTTATGCGGCATCTCGGCCTGCTTTGATTTCTTCGTATCCTGCGGATTGACTGGTATCAACAGTCGAGTAACCCGCAGATTGAGTTGTGCTTATGTCTCCATACCCTGCGGACTGGCTAGTATCGACAGCCGAATAACCCGCAGATTGGGTTGTGCTGATTGGATTGTAGGACGGGTCTTGGTTGGTGTCTATCTCACCCCATACCAGAATATCACCGACGCTTGCAACCATTGACAAGCCTGTGAGCTGCACAATGGCACCCGCAACCGTGGTCACGTCACCGATGGCCGAGTTTATCTGCTGGCCGTCAACAAAAACATTGTTAACCGTTCTGGCTGTTACGGTTCCTAGCCCAGATGCAATGCCCTGACCTGTGAGCGTAACATTAGCCTCTGCATCGACTGTCGGCGCACCGAGTCCTGACGTGATCGACTGACCCGTGACCTGCACGATAGCGCGAGCCACGACCTCGATAGAGCCGACGCTCGATGTGATTGCTTGGCCAGTGACGGGAACATTCGCCTCCGCGTCAACCGTAACAGCGCCAACGCCTGATGTGATCGCCTGACCTGTCGGGGTGACATTAGCCTCTGCAATGACAGTGACCGCGCCGATGCCAGATGTGATCGCTAAGCCAGTGAGCGGTACATTTGCCTCACCGTCGATGGTGACCGCGCCCACAGCAGCAGTCGCCTGCTGTCCATCAGGCGTTACATCAATAAAGAGCGGAGTGCCCCAAGCACCCAACCCCCATGTACCGCGACCCCAACCTTCTTGAGACATCAGTCAGTCAACTTTTCTTTGGCATCTTTCAGACGCTGAACCGCAGTGCTCATGATGTCGCGCACCGCATTCGTCATGAAATCTGTCGCAAGCGAAGCCTCCATCGTCTCGATGGCCTCTTCAATATCCTCTAAAGCCGTCATAGTGACCTCCAATTAAGTCACCATGATAGAGCCTATGCAGCGTTAGGGACACCCTGAAATTTGCGGCTAAGGATGCGCTGCACCTTGGAATGCGTGAGCGGAGGTATGTCGTGCAAGCTGTTTACCTGCTTGGCAATCTTGCGAGCGCCAAGGCCACGCTTATGAAGGCGATAGATTGATTTCAGAACCGCCTGTTCTTCAGGCACCTCTTCGAGATACTTGCGCGTCTTACTACCCGTCTTCACCTCAACATGACGAAAGCCGTATGGCGCAGATCCGCCAATGGCGTAGCCGCGAGATGCCCAGTCAAGCTTGCCTGCGGCAAAGCGATCCTTGATGGTCGCGTGTTCGATCTCAGCAACCGCGCTCAAGACCATAAGCATAATCTGATTGGCCATAGAGTTCATATCAAACTTGGCATCCAAGCCCTTAGACTTGGCGGCATCTGGATAGACAATCGGCATCTCGCCAAACTGCTCGCAGAAGTACAGCGTGATACCAATGTCTTGCAGAACAGGTATCAGGCCAAGAAGGTCAGAGCTGGAGCGGCTCAATCGGTCAAGCCGAGTGCAGATCACCACGTCATGCTCATCGATCACGTCGGTCATGTCGCGACTAGCGGGTCGATCTAGCACCGCATGGGTGCCAGAGATGCCTTCATCCGCAAAGAACTCGGTCACCTCACGGTTGTACTTTTCACGCACAAACTCACTGATCTGCTGCTTCTGCGTCTCCAGTGAGATGCCAGACTTGACCTGCTCGTCTGTAGATACGCGGACGTAGCCGTAGATATTGTTGATTTGCTTCAGTGGGTTGCCGCTCATTTCACACCGCCTTTGTAGCCATAGTCAGTCATCTCTTCATGCAGCCGCTGCCAGTTTATGTCCAACGGCATGTTATCGGTACTACGGTCAGCAAACATCACCTGACCGTCTTTGACCAACTCGACGCCGTACACCGCCTTGGGCATCCCATCGTACACGATGTCGATGTTGTGCTTCAGGCAAGTGCGGCGCACTCGGTTGTAGAAAACTTTCTTTGCTTGGGCGCTCATGCTGCGCCCTCCTGCAAGTATTCTTCCCAAAGCTTTTTCGCTTCATCCGTCGCGCCTAGCTTACGAGCCTGCGCCGCAAGAAAGAAACCCAACTCTTCATTTTCAAAAGCGTTCTCAGTAAAACGAAGAACCGCTTGGTCAACCACTTTCGCGGCTTTGCGAAACAGGCCCGGCAGCAACATAGCCTCGCAAGGCTGTAGATCGTGCTGCTGCGCGAACTTGTTAAGCTCAAGGGTAAAGCGTTTAGCGGCTTGGGTCACAATTACGTTATCGGTCATCACATTTCTCCTGTAAGTGAAATTGCATCTTAATGGCATCCGTGTCGATGTGCAACACTTTATTTGAATAAATTCTTTTGTGTAGGTGTTTGCATATGGGCACGGCATGTGGTAAGCTGTTGGAAACCAACAACGGAGAACGTGATGAGTTCCGAAATCAAAAAACCGACTTTGGCGATTGCTAAAAGACTGTTCAAGCGTCGTAACCCCAATGTCAAATTTTCTGCCGCTTGGGAAATCAAGCCGATGTGGTCGCGTGGTCAATATTTTTCGCGCGTTAGGTTCGAGGCCGAAGGTTACAAGCCCAAGGTCATGCGCTTTTACAGCGACCAGAGCGGACTAGCAATTTTTTAAGGAGAACGTGATGAGTTCCGAAATCAAATCAAAGCGCGGCCC